GCTGAATTGGGTGGCGCGGCTACAAAGCAAGTTCTTGGGTTGACTACTGGTGTCGGTGGTGAGCCTATTGGACAAGCGTTTAGAGCGGGTTTAGTAGGTGGTGAAGCTGGTGAGGCTTTGAAGGCCAATATGCGTGGCAATGTAGAACAGACTGCTGTTTTGGATGCCGCCAAACAAAACCTTGCAGAACTAGGCCGTCAACGCCAACAAGCCTATCGTGCCAACATGGAAAACATCAAGGGCGATAAGTCTATTCTTGATTTCACAGGAATTGATAAAGCCATTGCTGACGCTCAATCTAAAGTTGTCTTTAAAGGCAAGATTAAGAATGAAGCTGCTGCACAGAAGTTGGCTGAAGTTGAGGCCAAGATAGCAGACTGGAAAACACTAACCCCTGCTGACTTTCATACACCTGAAGGTTTGGATGCTTTAAAACAAAGCATTGGCGAGACTTTAGAGAGTATTCCATTTGAATCTACTCAGCAACGCTTAGTTGTTGGTGAGGTATATAACGCTGTTAAAAATGAAATTAACAAGCAAGCACCTACATACGCCAAAACAATGAAGGCTTATGCTGACGCTAGCGAGCAAATCAAAGAGATTGAAAGAGCATTGTCACTTGGCAAGAAAGCCTCTGTAGATACTGCCATGCGTAAGTTGCAGTCTTTGATGAGAAACAATGTCAACACTAACTATGGTCAACGTATGCGTTTGGCTCAAGAGTTAGAGTCGGCAGGTGGTCGCCAATTAATGCCATCATTAGCAGGACAAGCACTTAACCAGTTAACACCTAGAGGCATCCAAGGCGCTACAAGTATTCCTACAAGTTTAGGTGCTTTTAGTCTTGGTGGTTTGCCACTAACTTTAGGTTATGGCGCAGTCTCATCTCCTCGTATTGTTGGAGAAGCTGCTTATGGTGCAGGACGAGTAGGAAAAGGTTTGCTTGATGTGCAAAATAGACTCCCTGAATTAGACTATCCAACAATGTTCAATCTGCTTTATCAAGCAAATCAACCCAAGGAATAAACATGGCAAAGACAAAAATCTCAGAATTTAACGCAAACCCTGCGCTTAATACAGATATTGATTCCATTAATATTGCGGAGGGTTGTGCCCCGAGTGGCATCAACGATGCTATCCGTGAGTTAATGGCTCAACTGAAAGACTTTCAGACAGGTGCTGCTGGTGACTCGTTTAACGGGCCTGTAGGGACTACAACGGCTGCGGCTGGTGCGTTTACTACCTTAAGCACTACGGGGAACGTAACCTTTGGTGGCACACAAAGAATCAATGGAACAACCAGTTCTGCATTGACTATTACAAGCAGTTCTGGTGCGACTAACGGATTCAAACTGTACAACGACTCAAATACAGATTCAGCCTATGTAATGAATTTTTACAATGGCCCATTAATTTTTGGTCAAAGCAATACTGAAGCCATGCGCCTAACCAGCACAGGTCTGGGTATTGGTACAAGTAGTCCTGCTAACAAACTGCATGTTGTCGGAACATCACAATTTAATGTTGGAGCGTATGCAACAGGATATGCGTTAACTCTTGCGGCTTCGTCTGAAACATCTCGTACATATCAAATTGGTATGGTTACTGGCGGCAATCTTGCTATCTACGATTCAGGCGCTTCTGCAACTCGCTTGACCCTTGATGGCTCAGGCAATCTAGGCTTGGGAGTTACTCCTAGTGCTTGGAGTGGAATAACTGCTATTGAAGGCGCTCGTGGTTCTTCATTGTCATTTAACACAACAAGTGACCAAGCATTTTTAACATCTGGTGCTTATTACAACTCTGGTTGGAAATATACGACTGGTCGTATTCCTGCCCAATATGGAGTTATGAATGGCTCTCATCAATGGTACACAGCCCCATCAGGCACAGCAGGAAACGCCATTACCTTTACTCAGGCGCTCACGCTTTCAGCCGCAGGAGTTTTATCTTTAGGAGACACAGGAACAGTTGCTTCTAGTTTTTCTGGTGTTAAATTTAATGGCGCTTCTTACAATGGTTTTGGCCTTAACGATAGTTCCAGTACTTCTGGTGTTGGTTTTATTTATTTCCAAACTGGCGGAACAACAATTGGCAGTATTACTCGTGTTGGTGCGACATCTGCCGTTGCCTACAATACTTCCTCCGACTATCGCCTAAAAAATATCACAGGCCAAATCACAAACTCTGGTGCTTACATTGATTCTTTGAATCCAGTAGAAGGTACTTGGAAGGCTGATGGCTCTACATTTGTTGGTTTAATTGCTCACGAAGTCCAAGAAGCCTCACGCACTCAAGTTGCTACAGGCGTGAAGGATGGCGCTGAAATGCAATCTATGGATTATTCAAGTGCTGAATTGATTGCTAATTTGATTGCTGAAATTCAATCTCTCCGTGTCCGTGTGGCACAACTCGAATCTAACTAAAGGAAAACATCATGTCTATTACATACACTTGGAAAGCCCCAACACTTGAGAGCGTAGTCGCAACAGGCTATGTCGATTGTGCCCATTGGACTTGCACAGCAGTAGACGGAGAACACTCTGCCTCTGCCTACGCAACAGTCTCATGGGCTGAAGGTACTCCTGCCATTGCCTATGACAATCTTACTGAGGCTACAGTCCTTGGTTGGGTGTGGGAGAGCGTAGATAAAGCCGCTACAGAGTCTGCATTGGCTGCTCAGATTGCTTTGCTTAAAGCGCCTGTAAAACAGAGCGGCACACCTTGGTGAAACGAGAAGCCATCACTCGATCTTGATGGCACACTAGGAGAAAATCATGGGCAACAACACAAAAACCCCATTGACGATTGACGGAGTAGAGTACCAGTTTGAGGATATGACTCCTGAACAACAAGTACTAATCAACCATGTTGCAGACCTTGACCGAAAGTTATCGTCTGCCAAATTTAATGTCGATCAGCTTCAAGTTGGTCGTGACGCTTTTTTCACAATGTTGAAGCAATCACTTGATAAAGTAACAGAGGCAAAATAAATGGAACAGCAAACCGCAGAAGCCGCGTCAGTATTAGCTGGTAAAGCCTCAACATTAGCCACTTATGGCGGTGCGACAAGTGCCGTATTCTTTGGTTTAACAGCCAATGAGTTCGGTGCGCTCTGCGGTGTAGTGATTGGTTTTATTGGTCTTGTTGCTAACATTTGGTTTAAGTATCAGCATTTGGAACTTGCTCGTAAAGATTTGGAAAAATGAGTTGGGTGCTTGTACTTGCTTTACAGGCAGAGTACAGGTGCGTAAGGTGGTCATGGACAGGTGATGTTTATAACCGCAAGGTAGTATGCCTTGAATGGAAAAAGGTAGAGCGGAAATGATAGACCCTATAACAGCCCTAAATGGCCTCCAAAGTGCCATCAGCTTAGTCAAGAAGGCTAGTAAGGTAGCGAACGACTTAGGCTCTCTAGCGCCTATGCTTGGGAAAATGTTTGACGCTAAGAGTCAAGCAACTAAGGCGATGCTTCAGGCCAAGCAATCTAAAAAAGGCTCTAACATGGGTGCGGCTCTACAGATTGAGATGGCACTAGAGCAAGCCAGAGCCTTTGAGGAAGAATTAAAGATGTTGTTCATGCAGACTGGAAAGATTGATGTCTGGAACAAAATCAAGGCTCGTCAAGCTGAAATGGACTTGGCTGATGCTAAAGAGATAAGTGCACTCAAAGCTGAGGAAAAAAAACTCAGGGAAAAAGAGCAAGAGCAAATGGAAATGGTGGCACTTATTGGCGGGATAGCGTTCGTTATCCTTCTCGTTGGTATCGGCATCAATGAGTTGATGGATTTCTGTGCAGCCACTAGAAGGTGTGGTCGGTGAATGAGTACCAGAAACAATTTGACCTTTTTCTTAAAATATTCGTTAGGCTGTGTGTTGCTTGGTGGGCGCTTGGCCTACTACCCTATTTGCCTGATGAGTTGGCTTCAAAAATCGTAGATAAACTTCTTGGAATGATTGGACTTTAAATGCTCTCACTATTCTCAACCCTTGGTGGTTTGCTTATCTCAGGCTTACCAAAACTGCTAGATTACTTTCAGAATAAGGCAGACCAGAAACACGAATTAGCTCTGGCTCAAATCCAAACAGATCGTGAGCTACAATTAGCGGCACAAGGTCTTGCTGCCCAACAAAAGATTGAGGAAATCCGCACAGATCAGATTTCCATGCAGACCGATGCACAAATGACTGAGGCGGCTTTAAAGCACGATGAGAAGGTGCTAGAGCTAGCAAGTACATGGGTGGTCAACTTTATCGGTACTGTGCGCCCTGTAGTGACCTACATCTTTGTTTTGGAGTTATGCGCTATTAACGCTTGGATTGCTTATTATGTTTATTCACGTCCAAGCCTAGTGACCAACATGGATGATCTAATCAGAGTGACCGACATTATTTTCTCTAGCGATGAAATGGCGATGCTAGGCGGAATTATTGGCTTCTGGTTTGGGTCACGCTCATGGGCTAAGAAATGAAACTAAGCAAAGCTGGCGCTGATCTAATGCACCAGTATGAGGGATGCAGAAACAAGCCGTATCTGTGTCCCGCCCATATCTGGACTATTGGTTATGGTCATGTTCTGTACCAAGATCAGATAAGATTGCCTGTTGTTTATTTACCAAAGCACGAGGAAATGGTTGAAAAACCTACCCTCCGTAAGAATTATGTCTTAAAACCTGAAGACAATCGGGTCTGGTCAAAAGATGAAATCAATTCGTTATTCGCAACTGATGTCGAGCATTTTGAGCGTGGTGTTTTACGACTTGCTCCTGCTTTATCTGGTCGTCAAGGGGCTTTCGATGCGTGTGTCTCATTTTCCTTCAACGCTGGATTGGGCAATTTTCAGCGCTCTACTATTCGGATGAAAATAAACCGAGGTGATTGGGAAGGCGCGTCAGAGGCTTTTATGCAATGGACAAAAGGTGGCGGCAGGGAGTTGGCTGGTCTTGTAAAGCGAAGAAAAGCTGAAATTAAACTATTTTTAGACAATGCCTAACATACCGACTCAACAAGATGCTGAACTGTTTGCCAAGAGTGTAAAGAAATGGCAACAAGTTTTAAATCTTGGTGATTGGCGTATTGAAAAGGGTATCAAACCCGCCAAACAAGCGATGGCCTCTGTTGAGTTCAACGAGAGCGCACGACTTGCTGTTTACAGATTAGGTGACTTTGGTGCAGAAAAGATCACCCCAGACAGTCTTGATAAGACAGCACTACATGAGTTTCTTCATGTGTTTCTACACGACTTAATGATGGTAGCGAGTGACCCTAAGTCCTCAGACGAGGATATTGAAATGCAAGAGCATAGGGTTATCAATCTCTTGGAAAATCTTTTAAAGGATAGCAATGGGGTCTCCAACACAAACCTGTACTGATGTTGAATTCATTAAATTATGGGGTCAATATCAGTCTGCTGCAAAAGTCGCAGAGCATCTCAAAATTGCAATTAGGGCAGTCTATTTGCGTAGGAGATGGATTGAGGAACACTACAGAATAAAACTTGGTGCGGCTGACCATCGTGGTGCGGCTTACGATGCCAAAAGACCTAAGTCGTTTTCACCACTTAAACAAATTGACCTTGGCATCCTAGATGGGTGCGTCATTGTTTTCTCTGATGCTCACTTCATTCCAAACCAACGATCAACAGCCTTTAAAGGGCTTCTATGGGCTATCCAAGAGTTCAAACCTAAAGCGGTGATATGTAACGGAGACGCATTTGATGGAGCGTCTATAAGCCGATATGAAGCGTCTGATATGCCGCAGACTTCTGTCATCCAAGAGTTAAAGGCTTGTCAGGCAGCACTTGAGGAAATCGAGGAAACAGCTAAAGCTGAGAGGCACAATGTAAAGCTAGTATTTACATGGGGCAATCACGATTCTAGGTTTGCCAATAAGTTAGCCCAACACGCACCACAATTTAAAGAGGTTTATGGCTTTAAGCTGACAGACCATATTCCTAATTGGGAATTCTGTTGGGCTTGTTGGCCTACTGATAACACCATTATCAAGCATCGATATAAGGGTGGAGTCCATGCGACTCATAACAATACTGTGAACGCTGGTGTATCAATCGTAACTGGACACTTGCATAGCCTCAAGGTAACGCCATTTGATGACTATAACGGCACTCGTTATGGTGTGGATACTGGAACACTAGCTGAGACTGATGGCCCGCAGTTTACTTATGGAGAGCTAAACCCAAGCAACCACAGATCAGGTTTTGCAGTCTTAAACTTCTTTAATGGAAAGTTATTGTGGCCTGAACTTGTCCATAAGTTTGACGAGGACATGGTTGAGTTTCGTGGTGAAGTTATTGATGTAGGTGCATTTTGAGCGCGTGGCTAATTGCATTGACTGGACTGATCTACGCCTACATTGCTGTAGAACAGTTTATGAAAGGCAACCCGAATATGGCGATTGTCTATGCGGGTTATGCCAGTTCAAATGTGGGTCTTTACTTACTCGCTAAGTGATTCGTCTGTGACTGCTTCGTAGTTAACTGCCCAACCATATTTCTCTTGGAACAATAAGAATTCTTGGATAATTTTTATCTTATCAAAGTCA